ATGCTTGTTCTTTTGAAGTTGGAGAATATGCTTCAGCCTGGCATTTATAAGAACCAAAGTCAATAAACGCACCTTGTTTGTGTGCTAACTGTGGAGTAATATTTCTTATTACACCACCATACAAAATATCTGGTTTTTTATTTTGATTAATTAATCTTTCACTAATATATTGTTGATAACCTGTACCAACAGCTATTGAAGTATTAGCTGTTTCTCTGTGAACATATACATTATTTGTATGACGCTTACCTGTATTTTTATCAAATTTTTGTAATTTGTTTATATTACTATTATCAATGTTTAATGTATCAAACATTAATTCAGTAAATTGTGTTGGCTTCATTACAAATAAAGCAGACATTAATGCAAATGGCATAGTACTACTCATATAGAATGCTTTTTCCGCCGGTGCAATATCTCCTATTGACCAATGAAAATGTGCTTCTACTCTATTTGGCTCTCTGCTACATAAACCAATATCTTTTGGACTTTGTAAATCACCCTGGAAGTCTACTGGTAGATATGTACTAAAACCATCTCTTCTGTATATGTTTGCTCTTTTTGTGTAAGATAAATCTTTAAAGTTTTCTCTTCTACCATAACGTATAATTCCATTTTCAACGTCTGAAATTAATTTATTTCTTTTATCTGTTTCAGTCCAAGAATATGTATCGTCCCACCAAGTTGGTTTAATACTAAAACCTAACATTTCCCAAGGTGTTAAATGTGGTCTATCAGTACCGTAGAATTTTTTATAAATTCCTCTCCAGTGACCAGGTGTAGCTGTATCTTTAATATTTGTAATTGATTTCCAGTTCCAAGTTCTCCAATCTGTTTCACTAACAAGTACCGGATGATTTTTCTGCCAATTAACATCATTGAAAGTCATCCAACGATAAATGTGTGCTCTAAAGATTTGATTAAATTCTAAATATGAATAATCTTTTGTATTAAAATAATTACTAACTAATGATTCATATGATAAAGGCGCCGTGTAATCTGGATCAATAAATTTATTTTCAATATCATTAAATATTCTTTTCTCAAGTTCTAATAATGCTCTATCTCTATCATCATAAAATTTTAAATTTAATGAACCATCGTGTCCTTGAATAAATGTTTGTTCACCTTTATTAAAAGAATCTTTATCAACTATTTCACTAGGTATAAACGTTTGGTATATACCAAGTTTTGATGGAGTAGGCGGAATAAACACAGGTTGCTTTTTATCAAAAAAGTCAACTCTAACTTTGTCACCTACTTCTGGTTTATTATCTCCAATAAACACAATTCTATTATCTGTTGCATTAGTAATTACATAATCTTGATTCATTACTAAAAGCTTATCGTTATTATAAACATATAAAGATTTTGAATCTTTATCATTTACAGGACTATATGCGTATGATGTTACTAATCCACCAGCTGACGAATCAGTTAAAACATTTTGATAATCTTGTATAGCCCAGTTTTTAGTATCTGATGACCAAGTTTTATTTGCTGTTGTTATTGTTGTAGTATTAGTTTGTTTTGCATCACCATATGAAAGCATTAAACTATAAGCCCAATTTTCATTTGGTTTTTTATTTTGATTAATTTCTGCTAAAGCTGTATCAACAAGTTTAGTATCTGTCCAAGATGTTACATCATTTCTTCTTGCTACATCTAAAATTTTATTTAAAAATTTATACTTGAACCTTACGTAATCAGTTTCAGCTAATCTTAATGATTTAATAATATCTCTATCATCACTATTAACGTGTGATGCTAATTTTAAGAAAGGTGCATCGTGTTGCAATATATTTTCACTTAATGTTAAATCTTGTTCTGTGTCTCTGTAGTTGTTATTTCCTAACGCCAATCCAGTTAGACCTTTTTGATTTGCAACACCGCCTGAGAAGTGATTTAATAAATCTCCATAATCATATGTTACTACATCAGAGTTTAATGCATTATTAGTTAAATTTTTTGGTACTTCATAATAAGCTTTATATAAATCTCTTGTATCAAAGCTTTTAAATTTAACTAAAATATGATCAGTATCAATTGCTGGTGTTGTTAATTTAATAAACTGATTTTTTTGAATTTCATAATCTGTACCTTGTAATTTTTCTTTATTATTAATAAAAACACGTACAGTATCGTCACCTGCAATAATAGATTCAAGTAAAAATAGTTCGTTGCTTACTTCATCGGCAACATCAAATTCTTGAACTAAACATTGTTTTGATTTTGTACTAACAGCCGCCCATTCGTTATTGTGTGTAGTAACTGTACCATCAGTTAAATTGGTTACATTATTATTAACAATTCTTATACTACCACCCATACCACTATGATTTTTACAATAGTAATATAATTGATCTGGAGTACCTGCTGTAGGTGTAAACTCAATTTTCCTTTTTGTTACAGTTGCGTTATCAAATGTTGCACTATGATATACTGCTTCTGTTACTTCAATATCATTATGAAAATACTTAATGCCAGTATTATAAGAAACGCCACTTGCGTGTGATCCATTTTCAGTAATACTCATTAAGAACGGATGATAAGCATCTGAATATCCTCTAGAAGTAACTGAACTGTCATCTATATCAAAGATATATTTGTTACCTCTAATTAATATTAAATTTTGTTGTTCAATATTATCAATATAAAATTTGTTGCCTGTAGTTCCACTTGCTTTTTGTACAATTATTTTGTATTCAAATGTATCTTGCAATATATTTTTATAATCATATTTTTTATAATATTTGAAACCAGCTGGGCCATTAGTTTCACTGTTTAAATAATTCTTAAATTGTATTGTACTTAAACTTGTATAATCTGTGTATGTTAATGGAAAGCCTAAATGTGTGTCGTTAGTTCCAGTACCAACTGTATAACCAAAAATTTCATTTCCTGTAAATGTTGATGAACTGTAAACACTAGTATTTCCTAAATCAATACCATTTGTATCATATAAATTAAATTTAGGTGATTTGTTTATTCCTGTTTTTTGTTGTCCTAATTTCCATTCGTAACCAGTCCAGTAATATTCTTTACCTCCATTACTACCACCAAGTCTTATAGTAACTTTATCATTGTCTTTTATTTTAAGTTCTGTTCCAGCATAATAAGTTGAGTCATCTAATGCTCTTAATTTAATTACACCACCTACAAATTTTACTTCATAAATTGATGACGACGCATCAAATGTACTAGACTTAACGTCCCAACCAGTGTCAGGAGTACCGTCACCGTCCTTATCGTAGTCCCAAGGATCAGTATTTGCATCCCAGGTAACTAAATCTGTTTGCGAATTTGGATTTACAAATAAAACTTTATAACCTTCTACTAATAATATATCATCAACTCTATATGATGCTTGATCTTCTATATCACTAATAGTTGCTGTTGATTCAAGAACATCAACAGTAGTAACGTGTTCAGAACCATAATTGTATAATTCAATATCTTTATTAAATTCAATAATTGGTCTTTGACCTTTTCTAGCTTGTTCTAATTGAAATGATGTTTCTCTTAAGAGTGTAGTTGAATCAAAATATCCACCATCCCAGCCTCTAATAGCATCTGTTATAGAATCAAATGGATGAAACTCAGGAACTTCTTCTTGATAAGTTCTGTAATTTGTAATATTGTCTTTATGCACCCAGCCGTTTGTTCTTGACCAAGGATTTTTATCTTTGCAACCTCTATTGATTGTAATATAATCTGCTGTAGCTACATCAGGTATAGTATCGTAACGTTCACTATCAAAACCTTTAGTAGTATCTGTTTGTGCTATTGTATCTGCTCTGTCCCAAGGTATAAATGTTTCTTTCAAAAACAATTCAGTTTCAACATCTGATGTTTCAACTAATGATATACCTTCTTTTGAACCAACACTTTCTACAAAAACTTTTTTATCTTTATAAGTTGTACCAACTAGTGAAGAATCACTAAATTGTATTAACATACCAGAGCTGAGTGTTACACCATTGGGAGAAGTATAAGATTTTGAACCAATAATATTGTTAGGATCAACTCTATGATTGACAGTTATTTTATCTCCAGTAACAACGTTAATTGAACTGGTGGCAAATGATAAATTTAAACCTGTGGACTCATAATCGGCTGTTGCGACCCCATTAACTTCTACTATGTCATTGGGAGCGATTGAGTATGTTAACACGAACGTTTTTGAGTTTGCAACTGACTCAAACGATTCAACCAAACCTCCTATAACAATAGCAGGTACGTTTAAATCTAAACTTGGATACCAATAGTAATTTTCATAATTTATAAACTTATCATAATCTATTGGTGCGGAAAATGTATAATGCTTTTGTTCAAATAATCTATTTTGATCAATTGTTTTACCATTTTCACTATCTATATAATTTAATATTTCACTATAAAAAACAGAATCTCTTAAATTTTTACTATCTGGATCTTTAATGATTCCAGCTGTTTCTAATTGATACGTTTTTCTATTTTTAATTGTTTCTGTTTTATAATTGTCTTTAGCTGGTCTATAAAATACATCAGATTTCCTACCAATGTATTCTGTAACTCTAGTATCATTTGCTTTACTAAAAGCTTGTTCAACTGTACCATCAAAGAAGTTTTTTAACTTTTCGTTTTGTAAAATTTCAGGTAAGAAACTTATAGCCTTAGCTTTATCGTCAGTTGTTGAAACTGAATTGCTAACACTTGAATTTGCATTAGATGAATTGAATTTTATTTCATCATCATAAGCCATTTATTAATTTCCCCCAGTTGATCTTAAATTTGCACCTGTTAATCCTGAAACAATCTCAACATCATCTACTGATGCAGTTGAAAAGAACAATTCATTACTTGCGGCTTTAATTTGGAATAAGTCTCCAAATTTAGCTTCAGCATCTTTTGGTACAATAACAACTGAAGAAATTTGTGTTGATAATTGTCTGTGGATGTATGCGGCTAATTCACTGTAATAAAAAGTATCTCCAAAATCCCAATTTGTAATTCTAAAGTAAGAACTAATTGCTTTTACCACTTCAGTTTTTACTTGGTTATCCGTATAACTTGAACCTGGCATTTTAACTACTCTAAATATAGCTTGATTTACTTCATCGGCTGTAGTACCAAATAATAATTTAAATGAAGCAGATGTATAAACTAATTGATCACTAATTGATTTATATTTTTCTAATTCTGTTAAATTATTTTTAATTTCTTGAGATGTTGGTGCTAGTGGAAAATTAGATAACGTTCCACCTGCAGAATGCCAATTTATTACATTTGTATAGTATTCTGTTTGTAATACTATTAATTCCATAATATTTGATACACTAGGATCAATTCTTTGATCTCTTGGTGCAGAATGTCTATATTGGAAATAGAATTTGTTTGTAGTGTTAAATGCTCTACCAATAAATGATTTGTAAATTGTAGTTCCGCTTACTCCATATCTTGTTGTATATGAACTAGCAGTACCATTTGTTAATTTAGTACCATTCAAGTAAAAGAAGTTATCACTAGTTAAGTATTCTAATCCACTATTTGTTAATGATGAAACAGCTGAAACACCTGTTGTTGTTTTGTAATATGTGTAACCATCATAATCATCATAACTTATAAAGAATATATTATTTGTATTATTAATAACATTTTCGTGAGCAATAGGATTATCAGGCATACCATCATTGTCTGTATCCATATTTGTAAGTTTTATTTTTTTAGTATCAACAAAACCATCTGCTTCAACGTAACTATCACTAACACTAAAAGTTATTTTTTCTGTTAGTTTAGTTGTACTTGATGGGTTGCTTAATACAGCAACGTCTTTGTTAATATCTAAAAGTTCAATAGTATCTTTAACAGCTTTTCCAGTTGCACTATCAATATTTTTATATTCAGGAACATAATAGAATCTAACTTCTTGGTCACTTTCAAATACATAATCTAATCCTCTAATTTTAAATTCATATTTTGGATTACTTGCCGAGTCAGCCGCCGGTATATAATTTGCGTGAATCAACCAAGATGTGTCAGCCGCCAATGTAGTTGCACCACCGTGTGATTGATTTTTTGTTATACCAAAATCGTTAGTAAGGTCAATATAGTCTTCACTAATTAGATACCATTTTTCTGCTTTTGTACTTGCATCTCTATAATGATAACCAATACCAAAATCAACACCTTTTTCCATTTCTGTTTGTATTAAAGATGTTTCTGAAGTGTTTAATTTTGTTCTTAAGTTTGGAAGAATTTTTCTTACTTTTAAACCTGCTGTAATTGATTGATCTAAAACAATTGATCCAGTTGTTTCATTAGATAATACTGTACCATCATTGCTTATGCTTACCACAGTAGCCCAAGTAGTTGTAGTTGGTGTAGTATAATCATCAACAAATTCTAGTTTAGTACCTGGTCTAATAAAACCAAGTTTCTCATCTGAGCCATTTGGATTATTATAAACTGTAATTAATTGTGCTTCATTTGGTCTACCTGTATTTGTAATTGGAGTATTACCAATATAAAAGAAACCTGTACTTGATTTTCCTGCTACAGCAAACGGTTGCCATAAAATTTTCTGCGCCGCTAAATTCATTATAAACTGATTTGCATCGTGTCCAGATTCAATAGCTGTTTTATACGTGTCAAAATAAAAATTCTGTAATTGTATTTTTTTTATTAATGGTGCTAGTACATTATCAATAATATATGTATAACTTGTTGTATCAACAATAGTACCTGTAATTTCCTCTGTACTTAAAGTAAAGTTTGGATTTTTGTATAGTACACCATCTTCACCAAATACGTTTACACTTTTAACTGTACCAGTAGGATCATTTATATCAATATATCTTGAATGACCTATATGAGTTTTATTCAATGCTTTCATTTTTTGAATCGTAGTTGATTGTGTTAATGGAAAAATATTATAGTCTTCTGCATTAACCATTCTATCTTGTGTGTAAAAAGATTTTGGTGCATTGTTTTTAATATCTGTATCGGTTTCAGCCGCTTGTGAATTTGATACTGTACTTGATAAAGTTAAAGATATAGTTGCAGTATATTCTTGTCCAATAGAGTTTTTATATTTGACTGCTATTTCTTTATTTTTAATTCTATCTTTTTTAAGTACTTGACCTTGTCCATTACTTGTTCTGTAATAAATTCTAAAACTTCCTTTTGGTGCATTACCAAAATTACCATCACTAAACAATACTGATACTTGGTCACTGTTTCTAGATTGTACAGCATATATGTTTCTTGTGTTTAATGCTAAACTATTATAAATTGTATTTTGACCAAATAACCCTGGCACAGATTGCCATTTCTCTGTAGGTACACCATTTGTATTAATTTTTTGCACCCAAACATCTGTATCATTTACATCTGCTACATCTATATCAACTACTCTGTTTGGTAATGGATTTGAAAATGTATAATCTTGGAAACCTAATTCACCTTCTTTAAAATACATAAAGAATCCTGTGTCAACACTATTAAATCCTTGATTATCATTTCTGTATATAAAGTTAAAAGCTTCAGTCATATCTGGTGCTGTTTCATACAAGTATCCACTTTTATGAATATCTGCTTTTACAACATCAATTGATGTATTAACACCGTCAATTGTTTCTGAAAAGTTTTTAACAGCTGACTGTGTGCTTGTAGAATTTAAACTATAAATTTCAGTTTTAATAGAATTTAATGTAGCTGATTTATTTGGCGTACCAAATTTGTTAGTTGAATTGAAAATTGAATTACAAATTGTTAACCATTGATCATACCAATCAGCATTGTTTATATCATTCCAATTAACATAAGCATTAGTAAGTTCATTTCCTGAAGAATCTTGTAATGGTTCATTTGTTTTAATTTTTGTAATTTTTAAAAGACCTCTTGCTGGTACATTTCTTTTTGGTCTATAGTTAATTAATTTTGTTAATCTAATAATTGAATCTCTTCTTTCAGCAGTATCTAAAAAGTTTTCTCTAGAATTTAAATCTGTTCTAAAAGCTAAACTCTGTCCTAAGAAAGCAAGTAAGTCTATGATAGCAATAAATTCACTTGATGCAATATAGTCATTAAAATCTTCTGGATAATTTATTTGAATATAATTTAACATTGAGTTACGAATTGAATCGTAATCATATGCTTTGAAATCTGCTTGTGAAAATGTTCTGTAGATTGTTTGCCAATCTTCTGCTGAAAATAAATTGTTCTGTCTAACTATCTGACTCATTATAATGTTTCTTTCTCAAAATCTAATTGTAAGTTAATTCTTTTATTGAACGGTATAGTGTTCATTGTAACATTTACAACTAGACCATTTTCAAATTCCTCAATTCTTGTAGACTCTAATTTTACTCTAGGGTCAGCATTAATAATTCTTTTTGTGTCCTCTTCAATTTCTTCTTTAGTTGATTCGTCCATTGGCTCGTATAACATATCCCAAATGATTGAACCAAAATTTGGATTCATAACCCTTTCGCCTTTTCTAGTATAAAAGTGGTTAAGTAAATCCTGCTTGATAATATCCAAGTCATATAACTGGTTTGATTTTACACCCGCTACTGTGCTAAAGCCCTTATAAGTCGCACCTTTGGCGTTTGTGCCACTAAATGAGCTTACTTGTACATTTCCGCTATTTGAACTACTGTATGCCATAATCTACTTCTCTGTTAATATTTATAGTGGTTTTTATATGCGTATATAATTACTTATCTAATCTAAAATAGTTGACCATATAAATATAGTTGTATATAATATCGTGCAACTAATGGGCAAATAATAATATGAAAAAATATGAGAATTGGGGTGCTGATGACAGGATTGACGTTACCTTATTAGATAACGATGTCCACTATTTGTCAGGCGAAATCACAGAAGAAAATATAGCAAAAGCTATTAAGTGGATTCTATCGGCTAACCTAGCCAAAAAGCCCAAAAGAACCTTACAACTTTATGTTAACTCTACCGGTGGAGATCTTTACGAAACATTTGCCCTAATAGACGTAATGAAAAAAAGCTATCACGATATCTCCACTATTGGAGTTGGTGCTATAATGAGTGCCGCCTTTTTAATATTTGCAAGTGGAAAACAGGGTAAAAGATATATTGGTTGGAATACTGGAATAATGAACCACCAACATTCTGATACTATGGAATCCAAGATGCACGATATGAAATCACAGATGGAAGAAAACCAAAACTGTGAAGATAGATGCTTTAAAATATTAAAAGAAGCAACTGGAATGACTTTAGCTAAAGTTAAAGCTAAATTAGATTCCCCAAGTGATCAATACTTTACGGCTAAACAGCTGATTGACTTACATATAGCAGATCATATATTATAATAGTATGAGTTCGGATTTAAAAAACTTTGCTAATGGAAAAGATCCGTGGCATATGGATAGAGACGTAGCAATAAAACTTCTCCAAGAAATAACTGAAAAATATAATAAGGATCTTGAGTTTGATTATTGGACTGATCCATTAAATTCAGTTGATATTACACTCAAGCTAGTAGAAATCCAACAAGACATTCTTAAAAACCCAGAATCCTTCTGCAAAAAAGCTGGTATAAAATTGGGCAAATAAGATCATTTTCCTGGTTGACATATAACAACTTCTAGTATATTATGTTTATATTATGTTTAAAAATATAGCATATAAATTAGCTAATTTAATCGGAGGTAACATTAAGATGGCTAGAACTAAACAATACGTAGTATACACAAGAGAATTTGTAAAAGGCAACGTGAAAAACAAAGTAGGCGTTTTTCTTGACGAAGCTAAAAACTCTCTTGATGCAAAAGGTAACGTAAACGGTGGTGTAATCAAGTACAAAAACTTGAAAATGAAAAGAACTACACCAACTACTAACTTGATTAATAAAGGTTATGATTTCTCAGTAAGAGTTATCGGAACTGGTAATTACCAAGTTGCAAAAGGAATGAAAAATTCTGTTATTGCTCTTTTACAAGACAATGGCAAAACTCTAATTAACAAAGTTGCGTAATTAGACCTTAAACGTTACAATACTAAAGGGCGGGTTTTTACTCGCCCTTTTTTTATGACTTATCAACAAATTTTACCAAAATAATCGCTGTTTTACTACGTCAATCCAAATATGGGTAGTTAATAGGTTGATTTAATTGTAAATATACATTAATATATTATTAAGATTAACATAACAGACGAATTGAAAACATTACGTAAAGGAGGAAGTTATGGATATTGTTAGTAAAATTAAAACGTGGGCGGCCGCATTAGCAGAAGCCGGCGTGAGTTTAATTGCTTTAGGCATAGTGCTTGAAGTTTTATTTTCAGGTCAAGGAATTCCATTCTGGCCTAACATATCAGTAATAGGTAATGTACAAGGCATACTTTCAGGCTTTAGTGATCAAGGATTACTAGGTTTAGTAGGTATCTGGATCTTGTATCATATCTACAACAGAAAATAATCAATATATAGATTAATTTAAAAGTAAGGGCGATGTCGCTTAACGGTTATATCGCCCTTTCTTGTAATAAGGAGAAAAACAACAATGGATTTTTTTAAAAACAAATGGGTATGGGTTGGTGTAGCAGTTATTATTGTAATCGGCTTATATGCATCAGGTGTTTTTACACCAGCTGACGTGCCAGTAGACGCACAGTAAATAGTAATTTAAATTTAAATTATAGATAAAGGCGGCTTTCGGGTCGCCTTTTTTTTGTGGCCATTAAATAGTATATGAGCAGTAAAAAACCGTTGGTGTGCCAACTTGGTATGGCTGGAGTTAATTTCAAACATAACAGAGTTGATCTTTGTTATAGGTCAACAAGTGGTACAACTAAAAAACATACAAGTATTGTAGATGCAATCAATGACGAAGAACTTTGTTCTCAAAGATTGCAATTGTTAAATGGTGACTGGCCAACAGCTTGTTATGATTGTGAGTATATGGAAAAATCTGGTGCTAACAGTTATAGGCAAAGAATAAAGCTCGATGAACAAAAACCAGATAGTTATTTTACAGATAATATAGATCCCAAAACAGGTAAAATTAAAAATCTTAAAAGAATAGAATTTAGATTTGATAATGTTTGCAACTATGCTTGTAGGCATTGTTCAGCAGAATATAGTTCAACTTTAGAAAAAATTATAAAACAAAATCCAGATTTATTAGAGTTTGACGAAACAGATTTACATAAATTAGGACCAAGTTATGCTACTAGATTAGAAAATTTAAATGAAATAGAACAATTTATAAAAGATGATACAATTGAAATAGAAATTACAGGTGGAGAACCTTTTTTCCAAAATAGCTTTTATAATTGTTTAGAAAAACTTCAACCATTTGCTGACCGTATAAATTTTATTGTAACAACAAATGGAAGTATAGCAGGTAAGTTTAAAAAATATGATGTTAAAGGATTACTTAAAAATTTCAAAGAAGTATATCTAAAAGTCAGTTTAGATGGATCAAAATCTTTTTATAATTATTTTAGAGAAGGTGGCAATTGGGATACAGTAATAGCAAATATAAAATCTTTTAGAGAACTACCAAATGTTAGGATAGGTCCAATAGTAACTATATCTAATATGCAGGCGGCTAGATTACCTGAAGTATATAAAGATTATTTTGAACTTGATCCTAATCCAAGAAACTTTGAAGCTGGGGAAGTTATTCATCCTAATATGTTAAATCCTGTGCATTTACCAAATGCACTTAAACAACGATACCTTAAAGAATGGTTAGAGTTTAGGAATAGTTTAACTGATACAGAACACGCAGATCGTATAGCCAATTTTGCAGTTCATATGTTTAAAACAGAACAACGTGATGAACTTGCTTGGAAACAATTTTGTTCTTATACAGATAAACTAGATAGAGTTCATAACAAAAAAGTTTTTGATTATTTTCCTGAATGGGAAGAATTTTGGTATAAGTCTTAAACTGATGTACCGTCTTTAAAATTTTTAAAAGTGTTAATTTTTTTAATTGTTTTTTTAGCTGTAGTTACAATTGATTGAGGAGAATGTTTACTTAATAAGTCTTTAGCTTTTAAGTTTGGTAAGATAATATTTTTTTGTAAATCTTCATTAACAAACATCAAGTCGTCAAATGCTTTCTTTTTGTTTATATCAGTAAGATCTAAATTTGGAACAAGTTTATTATTTTTAGTTAATAATTCTTTAATTTCATTAGTTACTTTTTTCATATTTTCACTTATACCAGCAACAGATTCATCAACTAATGATGTATATGTTTCTGTTAAATTACTTTGGTTGTTTACTTTTTCAGTTACAGATGCCATTTCATTTTCAGTTGCTACTTTTGTTTCTTTGTATGTACTTTCAGCTTCTGCTATTTGTGTTTCTGTAATACTCTCATCAACAACAGTAGCATTTTCAATTGATTGTGATTCGTGTAATGGATATGGTTCTCTAGTTGGAAATCTTGTTAATATTGAACCAATTCTTGTTTCAGTTTTTCTTGGAGAATAAATTGGTGTTTCCGCAGTTCTTTCTTCAAGTATGTTAGTATAAAATAAAAATCCATCAACGTCTTTTTGTAGTTCCATAGCACTTACAGGTAGAGCTGTTCCTGCCGCCGGTCCGTTCATATGTATTTGTGATGCTGTTTCAAAGTGGCCAGCACCTGCTGTAATATTACTAGTGCCTACCGCAGTTAAATTATGATTTACACCTGAATATATGTTTGTTGTTTGCGATGTACTTAAATCTGTTCCTTCTGTAGACACAACTTTAAATCTACCTGCTATATCAAAAAATACATTACCAGATATATCTTCTAAGTCTACAGTTGATTTTGGTTGTGTTTCAGGAATAGCTGATTTAGTTGAGTGTGTTTTAATATTGATATGTCTTCCTGACTCAATGTTAATATCTCTATCAGCTCTAATATTAAAATCTTTTTCACTTCTCATAGCAATTGAATCTGCACCCCATATTTCAACTTTACCGTTTGCAGATAATTCAACCCAAGCTGTACCATTTGTGTTTGTGACGTATACTGTACTAGTTTGGTCATCCATTAACACTTGGGCACCACCGGCTGTTCTAAATCTCATATGACTACCACCGGATTTGTCATCCATAATAAATTGGTGTCCACCTGGTGTTAAAATACCAAATACATTACTAGGTGATTCTCTTCTAGCACTAGCATCTGTTAAACCTCTAATGTTATCATTTTCTAAACCTTGTACTAATAGTCTATCATAGAAAGGTGTGTGTGCCGGACGTCTAACGTTATCTGATGTACCTTTTGATAAATGATCTGGCATTTTTGCTGTATCAAGCTTTTCAAAGATGTTCATATTTTGAGCTTCGGCTGAAGCTCTATTAATTTCTGCAACTGGAACTTTTGGTGTATTTGGCGTAGCTGTTTTACCTTTAGCAATACCAGGTATCATATGATTAATACTTGGCTGGAAAACACAACCTAAACACACACCATTGTTTTCTTTACCATTAACAAAAGCTACTACAACAATATTTCCAACATCAGGTGGAATCATCCACATACCATAACTTCTCTGTGTTGCCGCATACATATTCTCATTATCAGCATCATCACTTTTAATTAATGAAGTAGGGTTTGTAGCACCTGCAAAAGGAGAAGACCAAATTACTGTTCTCCAATTATTTGGATCTTGCTTATCAGATTGGCTACCTTGTATAAAAACTCTTAATCTACCAAGTCTAGCATAGTCAACATTATCCATTACTTCTGCTAGTTGTATTGACGTTGTACCACCAGCTTTAGTATTAAGACCAGCTGTGTTTCTAAAGTTTTTAACTGACGATTGGTTTTTACCTGCCATATTACTTTATTTCCTTTATAATTGAAAAATCATTTTGCATTTGATTGAATAATTTTAGTTCTTCACCACTTTTAAGATCTGGTACATAAACAGCTTTTCCTTCTGTTTTTTCATCATCGTTTTTAACTTCTGAATTCTTATCTCTTTTTTCATTTATTATTTCAGCTTCACTTTTATTATCTTTAGATAACATAATTTCTTCAATATCTATATTGCCATCTCCATTTAAATCTTTATCTTTATGTATATCTTTTAAACTGATTGCACCGTTATGGACTCCTCCTAAAACATTTGCGTCATACATTCTTTTAATATCTTCAAATGTATCAGGATTATCAAAATTGTGTATATCGTCTCTAATAAATTTTTGAGACCAGTCTACCATTTTTTCATCTTCTTTTAAAGATTCATA